ATTTAAAATGAGGGCAATACCCCGATTTACCGTCATCGGTTAAGGTTAAGGATTCGAACCTTGTATTGCAGCGAGCCAAAGTATCGCCCTTAATTAAACTCTTTAATATCTGATGGCTGTTGCTTCTGCGTGTAGATATATTGCATCATATCATATACTAACAAATACAAATCATCCCATGTATGTATCTTATCAAAATCTGTTGATAAAATTTTATTATTTATTGCTATTTTCTTTTCTATTGGTATTAGTGCCATAATGTATGCCCTTCCTCTTGTAATATTTGGCGATTAAAATAGCATCTGCTGTTGCAAATGTAACATTGAACTTACTCTTAGAGTTATTAACATATCTCTGAGCAAATATTTTTAACTTGTTCTTTCTTTCCTTGCCTTGAACTGTTAGTTCATATTCTTTTTGCCATTCTTTTGGACTAATCTTTATCCATCTTATATTTAATGTTGTTAAGATACCCTCCCAAAAACCTAAATTTCTACCAAATGTGAATGTACCTTTAGCTGATGAACCTCTTAACGCATGAACATCCTCTATCATCCAACATTCTTTATATCCTTCTATATTACAATGACTCTTAATTGATTGTACTATCTTAGGAAGATTATATACTTTTGCAGGAAACCTATACGCATCAATAGTCCTATCAGGCCAGATGACCGATATTCCTCCATTGTATCCAGGGTCTATCCCTATATACGCTACAGTAGTTCGCCGTGGAATAAGTCTACAATCCTTTCAACTACTGAATTATATTCTATTGATTCTGTTTTAGCCACTCTGTGTTTACATCCTTTCAAGTATATATCAGTTGGTATATTTTTAGGTCTTGCAAACCAAGTGCAGTTACCGTGTCGCTCTAAATAACAACCGCGGCAACTACACTGTTTGCTTTTTATCATTTCTTAGATTCAAGTAAAGCTTTTGATTCTGAATTATAGAATCTACACTTGTTTCCATTAAAACCTAAAGTGCTTTCTCCAGTTAAACCATATCTAGATTTAGCAGCAATTACGCTAATAGAATAAGGACTAAACTTTTCATCATCATACTGATATGGATAGTATACGAACAGGGCAGATTCAGCACACTGTTCTATAACTCCACTTTCAGCAAAATCACTAAGCTTAGGCTTCGGGTCGAATCTTCTCTCTATTTCTCTGTTTAACTGACTTACTAGGATAGCAGAGCAGTTTTCCTTTTTACAAATCCATTTATAATCATTCATAATCTTTTCTAATTGGAATCTACGCTCTAAAGCATTGCTTCCAACTGATATTAGTTGAATGTAATCATCTATAATAACATCGGGTTTAAACTTAGTTATTTCACCGATACTTTCTTCCAATGAACGTATGTCTTCATACATTACTAGATTGGAGTACTTATCACTAACGGTTGTTGATATACCATTCATTAACTGTTCTTCAACTTCTTTAGGAATCTCATTTTTTCTTACATCATCATATGTAATACTTTCAGATTCCATCACTATCACTTTTCTCATCATTTCAGTATTGCTCATCTCACGATTGAATAGCAATACCCGTTTACCATCCTCAATTAATTTCCTGATTAGGTTAACTACAAGAGTAGTTTTGCCATGACCTGGTCTACCGCCTAGCACAGTTATCTCACCGCGCGTCATTCCGCCTGAAAATTCATCTAGTGGTTTAAAATTAAAGGGTATCATAGCATTTCCCTTGATAATCTTATCTACTGTCTCTTTAATTATCGTACCTATGTCCCCATTTCGGGAAGGCAGGAGAGCCCTTAGTACATCTACATACCTGCCATGTTCTTCTAGCACAGAACGAGTAGTATCTATACTAGTGAAACTTGCATTATATAATTTGTACGCAGTCTTTCCAACTTGTCTTTGAACAAATTTTTCCCAAACCATCCTAGCATGCTGTTTTGCCATTGATGCTCCAACTACCTTTCCAGGTAATCCAGTTAACCAATATGCAGTAACAGCATTATTTTTCTTTTTGGTTTCATTCAATAAGGTTATAGGCTCTATTACTTGTTCTGCTTTTCTCATTCTCCCCATGGCTCTCCAAGTGTGTTTTGCTAGATGGTCATAGAAAGCCTCGTCATCTTGTATGATTTCTGAGACTTCATCATATGTATCCCACCCGCCTAATAGGATTGCTCCTAATACGCACTCTTCTGCTTCCATATCGCTTGGGGGAAGCTTAATGTCTGTTTTCATATTATCCTCCATCGAATAAGGTTTCTTGATGTGATACTCTTTCGTAATTAGTTATTACCAATTCGTTTTTGTATTCTCTTTTATGTGTTTGACCAGCATACTTAACTGGGATTGCATCTATCTGATATTCATGATATAATTCATGCACCTCAGGTTTATCGTCATAGCTTACCATAAAATTACCACCCTTCTCATCTATAACTCTACATATGTTCCGTAAATCGATATGGTCTTTTTCAACCAGTGAGTGTATGTAGTAATCATTTCTAGTACCTGCCACAATATATGGTGGGTCTAAGTACCAAAAATCTCCCTCAGCAGGAGGATACCTATCCACCAAAGTTCTGAAATCCAAATTTTCAATTAAAACATCATTAAGATATTTTCTAGAATACCTTAAGTCTTTAATCAGCTTATCTGTATTCCAGTCAGCCGAGTTTTTACTAAAAGTACCTTGTGGATTATTATTAAATGAACAACGGATTAGGTAGTAATAACGGGCTGCTCTCTTAGCATCTGGTATGTTTTCAACTTCTGTATTTTTAATATATTCTTTAAGTATTTCATGTAAACTTCTGCTCTTAACATACCATTCAATATGATGAACAAATTCATCAAATTGCTCTGCCAAAACAGTGTATAAGTTTACCACATTTTTATCTAAATCGTTAACTACATTCCAATCTACTTTCTTTTTTCTAAAGAACATTGATAAACCCCCAGCAAACATTTCGATGTATCTATTATGCTCTGGAATCATAGGAACTAGCTTTTGGCTTAGATAATATTTACCGCCATAATATGGTATTATGACAGGACAATCTAACCAACCCATTTATTTTTCCTCCATTTTATCATAGTCTACTTCTTTCTGACCCCACCACCAGCCGTTGCCATTTTCTTGGAAAAGCTTAGACCTTGCTTTTAAATATTCAGGGTCATTAATTCCTCCTTTAAATGGCCAGCCAGATGGTTTATTTCTCCAATCATAGTCAGCACTCAGTTTTTGCTTTGGTTTAGGCCCGCGCTTTTTCATGAGTCCATTTGCTTATGGTTGGAAATATACGAGATTCAAATGTATGAGTAGAATTATGATTTCTATTCATGTGGTGAGTATTAACCCATGTAGCAGCGTTTATTAAATCCCAATAATTACTAGGTTTATGTCCCATTAAATATTGAACAAACGGCTCCATAACATTGGTCGGCACCATTTCAATTAAGCTCTGTATATGGTCTTTATCTACCTTAGTATCGAGCATTAATGCAAAATCTTCCTTGAAGATATTAGAAGTATTTTCAATTGTTTCTGCAATAATCTCAGGTAACTCTGATATTCTAGGATTGTATACTGAATGCTTATTTGATTTCTTTGATAGCACAACTCCGATAACCATGCCATTAGCACATACCAAACGATATGCTCCTGCTTGGATACCAATCTCCCATGAACCATCATAGCTATTCTTAAACATAATCTCAGGATTGACAATGTCCTTACCTGAAATCTTTACTTTAACATTTGGTATTACATACCTCATAATAGTACGTTTACCGCCTCCTAGCACTTTTACTTCTCTCTCTATTGCTCCACACTTTCTTAAGGTTTCATCAGCAGCTAAATGTAGCTCCTCATTTGTTACTAGTTTATATTCATCTGTCATACAACTTAGAACTTCACCAGTATCTTCCCTTACTATGAATTTATATCCTGTATTGGTAGCTGTATCTCCAAATTGGTCAGAGAATTCATTACCAGTTATAAGAGCAGGTACCTCTCTTACTGGAAACATTGCTTCATTAATCATATCCCAACTCCTTCCTTTTAATTTTAAGTGATTTGGGTGTTTTACCTAACTTTTTTAACTCTGCTTGTTCTAATGCCTTTCTATCTTTAGCATGGTTCTGCATAATTGCTCTTAAGAAAGCAAAACCTTTACCTGATAGATACATCTTATC